TCCGGTGTTGACGCCGATCGAGACGTCGCCCGCGTTGTCGCCGAGCGTCGCCCTTCGGCAGACGTCGTAATCGCAGTTGTGACGCGAATGCCGAGTACAGCGCATGTGTGTCTCCCTCTCCAAGGTTGATACCCCCCGGTATGCCGTTATGACCGAACCCAAGCCCTTGATCGGGATATCGGCCCGGCATACCGGGAGGCTGACAGGACCAGGGAGAAGTTATCTAGGGCGCCCTGGCCGTCGTAGCGCAGACGGGATTCGAACCCGCGACCTTCAGCTTATGAGGCTGACGAGCTACCGAGCTGCTCTACCGCGCTAATGGAGTGTTCCAACGGAAGGAACAGTAGCACCCCCGCTCGGGGGGCGTCAATACCTAAGTCACCTATGATCTTTCTATGGAGCAGTCACTCAAGGAGCGCTTCGCTGGCCTGCCGAAAGAGGTCCGCGACGCCTGGATCGAGACCCAGCCTACGGGGCTGCTCAAAGAGATCGCCAGGGATGAATGGTGGTGGACGTCCAGGCCGAAGCAGGTTCCTCCCGATGGGGACTGGCTTGTTCACCTTGCCCTGGCTGGTCGTGGTTTCGGTAAGTCCCGAGCGGGCTCTGAGTGGCTTGTAGAGCGTGCTCTGCTTCATCCCTACGACAAGACCGGCACCCCGACCGAATGGCTGGTGATCGCCGAGACTCTTTCGGACGCCCGCCTCATCTGTGTGGAGGGGCCGGCCGGGATCCTGCGCATCTTCGATCGACGCGGCATGAAGAACGGGACGGACTTCCGTTACGTCAAGTCGCCCAAGCCGATGATCATCTTCAAGTCGGGTACCAAGATCTACTGCGAGGGCGCCGACTCCGAGGACGTGGGACGTGGTTACAACGCCTCGGGCGCTTGGCTCGATGAGATCGCCAAATGGAAGAATCCGCGCGGCGCCTGGTATGAGGGCATCATGCCGAGCCTGCGGGCCGACCTCTACGGAGACCACCCCCGCTGCTTCGTCACCACCACCCCGAAGCCGATCGACCTGTTGCGGGAGTGGCTGGCCCGCGACGACGGGACCGTCTCGGTGGTGCGCGGTTCCACCTTCGAGAATGCCGCCAACCTCAGCAGCATCATCGTCACCGAGCTGAAGACGCGCTACGAGGGAACCACCATCGGTCGCCAGGAGCTTTACGGCGACATGATCGACCTGGCCGATGGCGCCATCTTCAGCCTTCTCGACATCGAGAAGAACAGGGTGGACGGCGTCCCGGACAACATCATCTCCATCGTGGTGGGCGTTGACCCCAACCTCACCGGCGACGACGACGAGATGGGCGTCATCGTGGTGGCCCGTGGCCGGGACAACCACCACTATGTCCTTTCCGACCGCTCCATTCCCTCGACCGGTCGCGCCGCCGCCCTTCACTGCTGGCATGTGGTCGCCCAATTCGGCGCCGATTTACTTCTATATGAGAACAACCTCGGTAAGGCCTGGATGGCGCAGGTCATGCGGGATGCCTACCTGGAACTCGTGGATCAGGGGATGTTCCCGAAGGGAACCACTCCGCCGATGAAGTCGGTGGACTCCAAGCTCGGCAAGAAGACACGGGCGGAGCCGGTGGCGATGCGATACCAGCAGGGGAAGATCCACCATCTGGATCGTTACGAACAGCTGGAGAAGCAGATGGTGGAATTCATTCCGGACTCCGGGAAGGAATCCCCGGACCGGATGGATGCCCTTGTCCATGCCGTTCGATATCTGATGGCGGCCGAAAAGCGCACCGTTCGACTCGCTACCCCATTGGGGGCGGAGCTTTATGTTCCGCAGTCATATGAGGGCTCTTATTACGGCTGAGCAGTGCTAGCGCGGATCTTGCGCATATGCTAATGGCGTGCCCGGTCTCCTGGAATCCGCCTTCCTGATCCTGGCCGTTACCCGACTGACGAGGTTGGTGGTCACGGACAAGATCGGATTTCCGCTACGTCGTTGGTCGGTAATGAAAACCGGCGAACAGAGCTGGCTCACTTATGCCCTTCATTGCCCATGGTGTGTGGGAATGTGGTTCGCAATCGGGGGCGCTCCGCTCTGGTATTACTTCGGGCGTAACCCGATCTTCGTAATGATCTGCGTGGCTCTGGCGATCTCCCAGGCCGTTGGTCTGCTGGCCAAGTTCGACAAGGGGGACTGAAGTGCCAATTCGGCGCACCCGCAATACGGCGGTAGAGGAGGCGAAGGAGAAGCCGTCGCCGCGTTCATTGATCGCCTCGGCCGTCAATGTCGACTACAACAACCTGTTGTCCTGGCGGGGATACAACCTCGGGCGCGATGAGGCCTGGCAGCGCGAACTCTGGCGTCTATATGACGTGATCGGAGAATTCCGCTTCGGCGCCAACTGGATCGGGTCGGCGTGTTCCCGGGTGGCCATCGGGATCTACGACGTCGACGAGAATGGTGAGGTCGGTCCCCGTTCCACCGATCCGCGTGTCAGGGCGTTGGAGACGACCCTCCTCGGTGGGCCGGCCGCACAATCCGAGGCACTTCGCCTGATGGGCATCAACCTCACCGTTGCCGGTGAGATGTACCTGGTGGGGCGTTCCGGACGCGGCGACGAGGAAGACAAATGGTACGTCGTCACGCCATCCGAACTGACCCGTTGGGCCGGTGGCGTGATGTACGACTACGGGGCCGGCCCGATGCAGCTCATCGACAACGTCGACATGCTGGTACGTATCTGGACCCCACATCCGCGCCGGGTCTGGTACGCCGATTCACCGGCCCGTGGCGTGATGAACGTCCTCATCGAGATCGAGCGCCTCACCCGTTACGTGTTCAGCCAGATCGACAGCCGCCTGGTGTCGGCTGGAATGCTGTTCATTCCGGATGACATGGACTTTCCGGATGTCGGTGACGAGCCGACCACGGCATCCGACTCGATGATGGCCAAGCTCGCCCAGGCCGGTGAGGCATCGCTGAAGGGTGACGGTTCGGCGACCGGTGTCCTGCCGATGATCGCCGAGATCCCCGGCGAATACCTGGGCAAGATCCAGCTCGTCAACTTCGCCTCTGAGCTGTCCAAGGAAGCCAAGGAGCTGCGCGAGGAAGCGATCAACCGGTTCGCCTATGGGATGGATTTCCCTCCGGAGATCCTCAAGGGCACAGGCCAGACGAACCACTGGGCGTCGTGGAACATCACCGACCAGACCATCAAGATTCACATCGAACCGATCATGACCAGGATCGTCGATGCCCTGACCTCCTGTGTCCTGCGTCCGTTCATGAAGAAGCTCGGGATCGACCCTAAGAAGTACGTCGTCTGGTACGACACTTCGGGCGTCATCACCCGTCCCAATCGGCTCACCGATGCCATCAACCTCTACAAGGAGCAGTTGCTCAGCGGCGCGGCCGTTCGAGAGGCCGGCTTCTTCCGTGAGGATGAGGCGATGCCGATCGACGAGCAGACGAAGATCTTCATGGAGCAGCTGATGCTGCGCGACCCGACGATCTTCCAGTCGGCCGCCGCCCGTGAGCTGGTGGGCATCACCGAAAAGATGCTGCCCCCGGACGCCATCACTCCCCCGCCTCCACCTCCGCCGCCGGGATCCGGGGCTCTACCACAGAACGCCATCGGCACCGTTCCGCAGCGTCCGGCCGAGCCACCGGCGCGCCCGGGGGTAACGGCATCCGTTTCGCCGTCTGGACTGGCATTGGTGGCTGGCGCGGACCTGGCTGTTCGCCGGGCATTGGAGCTTGCCGGCGGACGCCTCATGGATAGGACCCACCGCTTCCCGGATACTCCCAAGCATGAACTTCACACCAAGATCAGGGTGGTGGACGACGCTCATGCGCAACGTGTCCTGGGGGGCGCGTGGACGCACATACCGGCGCTATCGGAGATGTTGGGAGACGTCGATGCGGGACGGCTCACTGAGGTTCTTGATGCCTATACCACCGCCGTCCTCGTTATCGGACGATCGCACAGGTCCGATGACCTCCTAGACATGCTGCGCAAGGAAGGTCTGGTCGATGGTTGATAGCCGTCGATCCATGGAGGAGCCGTTGGCCCGTAGGGTCCTGGCCGGCTTTACCAACTGGCTGACCAAGGTGCGTTCAGTGGTGTTGGCGGTTTGGAACAGGTTCCGGGGCCGCCCCGACCCCACCGCCGTCTACTCGACCCAGCCATTATGGGATCAGGTGGTCAACAGCCTCGTTCCGGACATGGTGAGGGCAGCGAGGCTTGGGTGGGCGGAGACGACCGATAGGCCGTACACCGGCCAGGAGCAGTTCGTATTCAACGAAATGGCCAAGGTCCGCAACCTGCTGACCAACATTCCGGACGAGACGGCCAAACTGATTTCCGACGAGATCGTCAAGGCCGTGTCAATGGGCGCATCCCCGGAACAGATTGCCGAGGGAGTCCAACGGATCCTCGACGTGACGGGGTCAAACTATTGGCCGAATAGAGCGAAGGTCATCGCGGTGACCACGGTGCATTCGATGGCCAACGCCGGATCTCAGGCGGCGATGCTGATGCTGCAGGCCCGCTCGGATAAGAGACTCCTGAAGGAATGGGACAGCCGGGAGGACGACAAGGTACGACCGACCCATCATGAAGCTGACGGACAGCGGGTTCCGGTGGCCTCATACTTCACGGTGGGAGGGTTTCCGCTGCTGTTTCCGGGCGACCCCTCCGCACCGGCCCAGGAGGTCGTGAACTGTAGGTGCTCGATGAAGCTCGTGGAGGCGTGATGGCATACCGCTGGCGCGGCCCATTGGCTCCCTATGGGGTTCTGACCGGTGACCGCCGGATGTTCACCATGGGCGGCGTGGAGTCCCGATCAACGCCGATGCCGCTTCGCTATCAGCCAGTGAGTACCGGCAGTGGTCATAACGGTGCCGTGGACGTCGGCTCGATCGACACTATCGATTTGGCCTCCAGTCCGATCATGGGGGCTGGCCGATTCCTGCATCCGAGCATCGAACCGCTGGTGACGCCAGCCATCGAAAAGGCTCGGATGGGCATCAATGGCCCCTCAGTGGACTTGGCTCCGAGCTTCAAGGCGAAGATCGGCAAGACTCCGGATGGTGAGCATTATCTGCAGTTCACCAACGCCCAAATCATCGGGGCGACGCTGGTCTCCATCCCCGCCTTTGCCGATCAGCGG